ATTATTTCAGTAGTGTCTTTGTCTATGACCATTACTTTTTCTTTTTAGTAGTTCTTTTTTTAGCTGTCTTAGCAGATCTTTTAAAGTTAGCAGCTGTAGGAGCACCTTTAGCGCCTTTCTTTCTCATGGTTTCACCACTACCCGCTTTTATTCTTTTTCTTTTCGCATGTATGTTTGCGTATAATCCTCTTTTTGCAGCCATTACTTTTTCTTTTTTTTAGATTTAGGTTTAGTGTGTCCATAACCTTTAGCCTTTAAAGCTAAATGTTCTTTGTTGGTTTTAGCCATTACACTTTTAGACCCCTTGTACATTAAATGTTTTTTAAAAGCCATAGTTTATTTTTTAGCAAACTTCTCAACGCCTGATATACCGAAGCAACCAAGTACAACCCAAACAAACGAATTGTAAACATACTCGTTTATTATTAAATCATTACCTACCCAACCTGTTACAAGATCTGCTACCATTATAAGACACATTATTGCAAAAGCAATAAAACCTACTACAGCCTTCTCGTTCCAAGCGTTGTCATTTTTAAAAATTTCCATTACTTCTTTTTCTTTTTCTTTCCACCGTACTTCATCATGACTTTGTTCATCATGTCCATACCTTTAGACATCATTTTACCACCGCTTTGCATCATTTTAAAATCAGCACCACTAAGCTTTCCATCTTTATTCATGTCTAACTTAGACTGCCCGCCTACTAACTTTTTTCCAGCTTTAGCCATTTTAACTTTTTTACTACTACCGCCAGCCTTATAGCTTTTACTTTTCATTTTCATAATCTTGTTGTTTTAATTTTTTAATATTAATTTTTTTTTTATTCTTTCTAGATTTAGGAGAAACTTCTTCCCATATTTCTTCAGGCGATAAGATAGCCCATTTATAATTTTTACTCATTATTTAATTTGTTCAAATCCAAAAATAAGCTCAGTACCTGAAGTTGTTGACACCATACTAGCTTGACATACTGCTGCAACAAATATTGATTTACTAGTATCTTCAGCTTGCACCATTAAGTCTACTCCAGTTTTAGTATAAATTCTTGAAAGAATAGCGTCCCCAATAGCTCCATCAGCTACAGCTGACATTTGAACTACTCCTAAACATTTGTTAGCTAGAAGCTCTGCATCAGTAATATCTATTACATTTCCAAGAGTTCCCACATCATTAGTTCCTAATTGAAAAAAGTAAAGATCTAATGCCATATTAGAATTATCATCATAATCTATTACAGTAATTGATTTTAATAAAGCTGCGCTTCCATTACCATTTACAGCATTAGTTATTTCTGTAGGATTAAATATAACCTCATCAACAGCCCCAGAAGTAGCATTTAAACTTGTAGGCGTAATTCGTACTGTTCTAAAAGAACTTAATTTATTACTTATTCTTGATAGCCCTTGGGCTAAATCTCTATTTCTATCCATTTTATTTTATTTTTAACATGATTCACAATATTCAGCATTACACATATCTGTAAGCTGCTGAGTATAAATATCTATTTTAATTTGGTTACCTTCTATAATTGACTGTTTGTATGCATTATGTACTGCATACAATTTTAAAATTCTTTTTGCATGTTCTGCAGTACACTCTCTTAAAGAAACAGAAAATAAAGAATTATATACACACTGCTCAAAGGCAGCACTAAAACAAACTCCTGTATTTATACTTGCTCTTGAGTTGTAGTTAGCAGCAGAACTGTCCATGCAGCCTGCCTCCCCTAACCCTATTGTTATTGCTTCAAAATAATTTGCCATTAGTTTAAGGTCTTTTTAATTATTGTTTCTCCGTACTCAGAAGTTATCTCATATTTTAAAATAAGACTTTCCTCGTTTTTAATTCTAACACCTATTCTAGTTTCTTTATCTATTGCAAATTGTCTAATTTTAGGATCTTGGACAGCAAGTTCTTCTGATTCAATTTCTAATAATAAATCTCCTGTGTTTAAATCGTAAACCTCAACTAAAAAACTATCTTCGTCCTGCGGTAAAGCGTTCACTTCTAATTTAAAGTATATATCTGTAAATTCTTTAACATCTTTTCTTGCTATAGCTTTACAATAATCTGTAGATATTTCATTAGGAACATGTAAAGAATTACAACCTAAAGAACAATTAGCATTACCTAATTTAATAAGTGCTGCCCCTCTGTTATTTGTAGATAGTCTGATATCCGTCCGTGTTGCTCCTATAGTTTCTATACCATTAACAGCACTAAATATTTTTTCTGAGTTTAAACTTATAGTAAAAGAAACTTGTTGCCAATTATCATTGCTAGTAAATCCTATAGGTACAAAATACATACAAGAAGAACTAGTGTTTAAATCTAAACTATACTCATTAGTACTGCTAAAAGTTGCAGGATAGTCTCCAAAATTAGAATTAACTATTTGATTGTTATCATTATATAAAACCCATTTTAATTTAGAAACATCATCAGCGTTTCCTTTAATTGTTAAATTAAACTCGTCTGGTATTACTTCATAATTACATGACCCGTCGGTATATGTTGCTGAAGGATTATAATTAGTTGCTTCTGGATCCATACAACCTGGAATAGGAATATTCATAAAATTAGAAAAATCAAAAGTAAACGCAAAAGGTTTTCCGTTGTTTCCAATTTTTGGAATTATTTTATAAACAGTGTATACTTCCGCAGTAACAGATGGAGAATCAGAGTCTGGTATTGTAGTTCCTGAATCTTCTTGTACTATATTTCCTAAATTGCTTTGATTACTTGTAGGTATGTAAGATAATCCGCTAGCTATAGAAATAGATTCAATTTGACTGGAAACAGAAGCAAATAATATCTCTATATCAGACTGGGTTAATTCTATATTTTCTTTAACTCTAAAATAATATGCAGCAGTGTAACTTAAAGATGCGCCATTTTCATAATCAATAGATTGGTATGATTCATTCTGAACAATACTGTTACCAATAGAAGGTAAGCCCGTATAATACACCTCTGCATTTTGTAAAGGATTAGTTAGATATAACACTCTATTACTGTAACTAATAACTTGACATTTTTGTGTGTAACTAGGTTGGTCTATGTATATATTAGTACCCTGTAATTCTGTTAAATCTTGATCTAATACAGATACGGGATTATTATTAATTTCTTGAATATTAGCAGAAGCTAAATTAATATCTAAATAATATGCTTCCTCTACAACTGCAACTTGACCCCCTGGAGTAAATTGTACTGAGTTTATAGCTCCGTACAAACTAGATGTATTACAACTACCATCATCTATAGTGTTACCTTCGACGTAATTAAATGCCTCAGGATCTGTACATCCTGTGCACGTAGAATTATCTCCACCACAAACTGCACACTCATCAAATTCTGGAGCTGTTCCTGATTCAAAACATCCATCTAAGTCTGCAGAAGCTTGACATCCTTCTTCTCTACCATCACAACATCCAGCAGCATTAAGGCTGTCAGCTCCACCTTCATTACACTCTTGGCATATAGGAGAATAAGAATGAATAGCAACAGTATAATTTCCATCTGTATCTTGTTGATAACACTCGTTGTTACAGTCTTTACTTATAGAATCAACATCGGTATCTATACATCCCCCCTGTCCATTAAAAGCACAAGCATCCCAATAGTAACCCTCGCAACAATTTAATGTTCCGTTTATTAAGCTACTTTCTAGGAATGTTAAGGGATAATAATTTTCTATCGAGCAATTACATTTATAACCACTATTATTAGTCTCAGAATATATATACCCTTGGAATCTGTCTGCGTCTGTTTGCAAACGAACATTATCTCCACCACATTGCTGGCAATCATCATGTTCCCAATTAGCCATATCAGATATAAATTGTTCTGCATTAGGAGTGTAAGATGAGCTTACTGGCCCTCCAGACGTCTGACAGTAGTTACAAGGTCCAGTAGAAGTGTTTGCCGCAGCATTATTATGTACTGCTGTAAATGTCCCATCTTGATTATCTGTTACAGTAACTCCATTTGGTGCTACTAGATTTATGCATTGACCACAAGCATCATTAATAGAATTACCAGCAGCATCTTTATTACAACATTGATCATTTCCTTCCGCCATACATTCTTGGCAGTCATCATTAAAATAATAATCGTTATAATTAGGATTTACATATGCTTGTTCGGTCTCAGAATTATATAAATAAAGACAGTTAGGTGCATCAGATACAAGTTCTGTAATACAAGAATTGTATTGCTGCTCTTCCCCATTAGGACCTTCTGTGGCACATTGTTCACACTGCCCAGCATTAACTGGGCCTACTATGTAATCGCTATTTATTTCACTTTGAGTGTAAACATTTCCTGTAATTATATCCACCCAATCTCCATCACTAGCACTTTCCATATCATGAAAAGTAGCAGAGGTAGCTGTTTTTTGGCAAACAGTTATAGCAGGTAAGTCACAACTTGCGTAACCATTATTATCTGGATCTGGATAATATACAGACACAGCAGTATCACAATCGCATTGTGTTTGGTCGTCTGATAAATTGTCAAAACAATCACAATTACTGCCTGTGGGTAAAGTTCCTTCACAGTCGCAAGAGTTATTAAGATATGTACCATCCTCTGGAGTTAATACCCCAGAAATATTATAATAACAATTAGAAGCTATATTTGTAACAGTTGGTTGTAAACCAGAACAGTCTCCGTAATATCCTCCGCCAGTAAATTCAAGTGGATTTGAATCACAATCACATCCAGGAGTGTCAGATTTTAATCTTAAATTTGCTCTACCTTCGGCAGTGTCGCAATCGCCGCAATAGTCTGCAGAATTATATCCTGGAGTAAATCCATTACAATTACAAATATCATCTATACTGTAGCCATAATCATTAATACCTGTAGGTTCGTATGTGCAATTACCGTTGTCATGAGTAGCCTCTTCATCATAATTACATGCTACTGAATCTGTACAACCATACTTTCCGCAAGCGTCAGCTTCTATCCCATTATCAGGTATACAAAATGGTGTGTAAGTTTCACAATCCGCAGGAGTAACTTCTCCGTCCGATGTAAAATTAGGAGCGCTGGAATCAGTGCATGTTAAACAATAATCCTCTACGTAGTCTTCTTCTAAGAAAAAGTTTGCAGGATCCACTCCTACAAAATTACTATATTCGTTAGTACTTTCTCCTGGGTAATTAGCTAAAAGATTTCCTAAACTATCTACAATAGGTATGTATACAAAATTTGCAGATACAGTTATTATAGAAGTGCTTGAATCTGGCATTACCCAAGGATTATTTGTAACACTTCCATCTAAAGTATCTATAGTATAACTTACTGTAAAGTAATAAACAGCCTGACAGCCACAAATAGTATTTTTATCACAAGTGTATAAACTTATAAGTTGATCTGGCAAAGGATCTATAACTAATTCTCTTTCAGAACCTACTCCGCTAGAATTAGCGTTGATTAAGGCTTGCATAGTACTATTAACTAAAGGAACTTGAGCGGGATCAAATATAATTGGTTCACAGTTACCTTCACAATCTTCATTTTGTATCTCTAGGTATGAACATGAACCATCATTAATAGTTGCTAATTCATCAAAGTTAGCAGCCGTTCCATCTGTACATCCGTATACCTCCACCGCTTCTGCATTAGGAGTTCCTGGATCTATAGCTTCAAAAGAAGGATCTGCTACCCTATGTACTTGATTAATATTTAAAGGAAATCCTATTGAGCCATCAACAATACGTTCTTCTTCGTCAGGATTGTAAAGTTTTATTGCAGCAGTTCTATTTAATCTAGAAGATACACTATCGTCAGGCTGGGTAATAACTCCCAAAGAATATACATAGTCATCTGAATTTTGAATATTAGATATATAAATATTACCTGAGGAGTTAAGAAATAATCCTGTCATAGCAGTGTTATTTCTGTGGGTGCTATTTCCTTGAGTAGAAAGACCGTCAGCATCATAAGTCATAAAAGACCCTGCTAATCTGCTAGGTTGTGAAAACTGTGTAGGCTCATTTAACGGGCCATCAAGCTTAAATGTATTTTCTTCAGTATCTACTGCTAACCTTAATACTCTATTAGTTTTTGTAAGAATATTAATATTATCGCTTGTATAAAAATTACTAGAGTCGTTTGCAGTTTGGTGTTTACCAAATAAAACATACAGCTTAGAGGAGTCTTGAGAAAACTCTAAACCTCTAACAACAGTGTCGTACATTTTGTTTAAATCTTCGTCTATTAAAAAATCTTCAGATGTAAACTTTAATGTATTACCTACCCGACCCCCATGAATAGGAGATTGCCCTACGGCAGGATTCTCAGTATAATTATATACACTAATAACACATTCAGTTATATTTTCTTCTCCTTTAATCATTGAAGCAATAGCTATAAGAGAAGAGTCTTGAGATACAGAAATATTAGTATGAACAAATGATCCTGCGGAAAGTGAGAATGTATTATCTTCATTGTCGGTTAATTTATTTTCACCTAACTGATGTACAATTGTGCCAACGGCATCGTTTTGCCAATTGTCTACATTATAATTTTTTACATAAAATTTAAGTTTAATACTTATCCTATTATTACTATCTACAGTAGGAATTTCTTCATTTGTACCTTGTGTTTTTTCATAAGAAGTTGTAGCTAATACAACTCCTTCAGAAGTGCGTTCTATAAGTTTATTTCCTGGAATAACTTGGGTAGTATCATCACTTAATGAAAATGATGAATATGATAGCGGACCCTCACTATAGTTATACGAAGATGTTATATCGGGAGTAACAGAAATATTTCTAAATATAATATGTGTTGAACCATTTGCAGCATTTCTTTTTCCTACATAACCGCACATATAAACATCATTTAAATTTCTTAATGGAAAAATAAATATTGAATCTTTAGAATCTAAATTAGTAAACGCGTCATCCGTAGTTAAAGTAGTTCCATCATATTCCTTTATAGAAACATTATTTGAAGAATCTGCTGTTAAATATAATACAGTATTTAACTCTCCACCATTAGATGTTTGGGTTGCAACTGCAATTATACTTTCAGTATTAGTTTCTGTATTAGATGTTAAAAAATCTGAAACTACATCATAAGTAAATCCTGACCCAATAACTTTTGAATTAAAATCATAGTTATTAATAGCCGTAATTCCTTCTCCAATGCCAGGACCTACAGAACTAGAATTATATACATTAGAATATATTGTTCTAGGATCAGTGGGTCCAAAGTCTAACCCATTCTCTAGAGTATCAAATATAGAAACGCCAGAGACATACTCGGTAGTTGTACCGTAGGAAGAAGAGGGAAAATATTCTAAACCAGATCTGGTATACATGTAGTTTGTAGGATAGAACTCAAATAAATTTACAGATGCTAATAAATCAGGGTCTGTAATTTTTATATAGTCTTGTGACTCTGACCATATGTATATACTACCATCATCTTGCAAAGTTATTTTTTCATAAACAATATCTGATGTCTCTACTACTACTGCTGTATCTGATATGGATGTAGACAACTGTGCGTCGGTGCACCCAAACTGAGCATTTCCTGCGTATATATTATATATTACTATTTTTCTATCAGTATCATCATCAGGATTAGCCATTATAGTATACAAAAAATTGTCATTTGGAGAGAACTGCATAGAGACTGGACGCCAACCTCCATTAAAGTTTTCCATATCAGGTTTACCTCCTGGAACATGTATCTCTAGCCCACCTTCTGTGGTTGGAGAAACTAAAGAAAAGTTTGTATTGTTAATCTTAGTTAGAATAAATCCATGACTAACACCAATAGCTAAATGAAAATCTCCAATATGATTAAAATCATTAAAAGTATTATTTATTAAATCAACCGAGTTTGAAAAACTTTCATTAAATATTTGGTAGTTGGTAGCAAAACTACTACCACTAGGACATGCCCAAGCTCTATAACTAAGTGTGGTAGTGTCAGAGAAAAAAGAATTTTTACATAATTTATTACCAATAGAAACTACTATTTGGCCATAAGCAGCTTCATCTACTTCAGATTCTCCATTTTTAAATTCTCCTGCCTCCCACTCTTTATTACTTAAAGCATCAAGTCCATCACTATCAAAACTAAAACCTAAACTAAAAGGTCTTAATACAATAGTATTATTATTTTCACTAAATGCTGGGTGTAAATCTGCCGCAGTATTTCTAACCTCAGAAAGACTAGACCCATCACCATCAAAATTATAATCTACATTAGAGAAATCAAACTCTCCATCATCTAAATTATTAATTTTAGAATCTCCTACCCATACACTATATATATTATCTGATTCTGTTATAGATAAATCTGCTCTTGCTATCTGTAAAAAATTCGCTCTTAAATCTACATACACTGCAAAGTCCCCAGTAAAAGTTGGTACAATAAAAGATTTTAAATTTATTGTAGATGCTTCAGAAAATTTATTATTGTCAAAGTTTAAAACATCAACCAAAAACTCACCGTCGAATGAATTAAAATTTGAGTTATTTTTTATAACATTAGAATATAAAATAGGTAGGGAAGTTTCATTAGAAGTAGAAATTTTTCCACTTTCTGTGACACTTATATGGGCTCCCAGACTGTCTGATAATGGCTTCACACTTCTATAATTTACGCTTTCAGCATTACCATAAGTATAAGTGTCTAAATCACATGCAGCTATTACCTCTCCAGCAGCATTCTGTTGAGCTATAGAATCATTTAAAACTATTCTATTAAAGTCTCCATTCTTGCTAAACCATTTAACATCATGTTTTCCCTCCCCTAAATATTTGTAATTAAAATTAAAATGAGAAAGATATTGTAATGGAGATATAGATTCGTTAGCAAACGTAAAACTTTGAGCTGTATCAGTGCTTGCTGATAAAAGAAGTCCATCTTTATTAAATATCTGAATGTCGCCAGCTTGAGAAGCTACAATATAATACCTAATTGTGCCAATACTATCTCCATAAATACTTGCTTCTTTATCTGTAATAACTAAAGAAGTAAAAGGAACAGTATCTGATATAGTTAAAGGTAGGGATGTATTACTTCCACTCGTATCTTGTATAGTACTAGCATTGCTATCCCCAAAAGTATCTGCAATAATAGCATATACAGTTTGATTGTTAGCTAAATAATATTGATCTCCATCTGCATTATAAATTACATTATCTCTATTATAAGATAAAGTTTCAGTGTCAGGAATTATACAAGTATTATTATCTACAGTAGCTAAAGAATCATAATTACTAGCTAAAGGATTTGTGCATCCTAATATGTAAGGAATTGCACTATTACTCGATCCGTATATATTTACAATATTATTACTTATAGAACTATAATTATTTAAATAGCCTGCAGATAAAATACCATCTTCTAAAACAGTTAACCCAAAAAGATTTATATAATTAAGTCCTAGATTAGAAGGATTCATAGGAGAAAGTACAAGTGTTTCTGCAACACTTAAAGTTTTTCCTATACTCTGAACCAAGTAATTTAAAAGAGATAAGCCTCCAACTTGATTTATAATAGACCAGTTTATTCCTAAGTTTAGTTGTATAGAAGTATTTGTTACAGAAAATAATGGAACTAGAGATGCATTAAAATTAATACTTATATCAGAAGTAGATTTACTAGAAACAAAAGTTAATTGAACGTAGTCTTGATACAAAGAATTAAATAAAACTTGCCACTGAGTAAAAGCATTAAACACTTCTAGTTTAAATTGTTCTTCAGTTATATAAGTACCAGGTATAATTTTTACATTTACTAATGTAGGATGATCTACAACAATAGAACTTAAATCTTGTAATGAGTATTTAAGTTCTATCGCTACAGGGCTTCCTGTAGTTTTACCATCGTTTATTGCATTTCTTAAACTCTGTATCATATCTTATTATCTCAAAGGTAATATTTGTAATGCATATACATCAACATCTGTTGCAGCTGTTGCTGCTAAAACATCAAGGCTAATTGTTATAATACTATTCCAATCAAACTCAGAATCGTTACTAAACCCTGTAGATGTATCATCTGCTCCTATCATAACAAAACCAAATGCCATTGTAGTTGGAGTGTCAGAATTCATAACTGTTAATTCATGATGAATAAATTTATCATTAGGTGAAGTAGTACCTGTTAAACTAGATTCTAGTTTTTGAGAACCATTTAATCCTATAGCAATTTTTTTAGCGTTACTGGTTGCTGCGGCTTTACAATGCGATACAACCTTAAATCCTGTTCCTATAGGATACTCAGATAAATCTATATCTATACTCATTACTGATTCATAAGCCCCTGTAGTAAGAGCTCTTTCACCAGTAGTTACATTCGAAGTATTAAATGTTTTAACTCCTGAACCTACACCCCCAGAACCTGAAGAACTTACATTACTTTCTTTATACCACTTGTTGCTCCCATCATTATATAATTTAAGAGATTCTCCATTAGTAGACAAAATAACAGTTCTTTTACCCTGTATAGTATTACCTCCCGAAGCTACAACTTTAATAGTATTTTTAGATGCACTGTCACTTTCATCTTTAATAACGTACTTTACAATTTTAGGTTGGAGTAATCTTCCTATAGACGGTAATGTTAAAGTAATAGAATGGTTAGAAGTATCTACACCTATAATACCTTTGTCTTCTTCTAGTATACTGTAGGTTGGAGTAACTACTTGAATTCTACTATACTCACTCCCCGATTCAATTACTGTTTTTAAACTTACTGGAGTTACTGCAGAGTCGTCTGAATTAAAACCTAATACCTCATCTTCCGTGGCCACTCTTATTATACCTGCAGAGGTAGTGTCAGCATTAACTATGTTTGTATTTAAAATAGCAAATTGATGCCCTACAGCACTATGTGCTCCGCCAACAGAAGACTCTAAACATATAAGTAAATCTCCTTCCTGTATTTCAGGACCATCTACTGCGTAACGATCTATGTTATTTGTAACAATAAAAGTATCTCCCATAGATGCCTCAGGATAACCATCAAGGCCTGCAATTGAAATAACTGTTTTTAAAGCTCGCTGTAGTCTGGAGTCTATATAATTTTTAGTGACAACATCATTACCCGTGAAAGAAGGGGGAGAATTTCTATAAGATAAAGTCTTTACTAGTTTAGTAGTTCCGTCATTTTTTACTACATTATGTAACGCAGTATCCACATAGCCTTTAGTTGTAAGATGATTAGCAACTTTTGGGCTCTTTGCAGATATTGCAGAATTAAAAGACGGTGTATTTTTATCTATAGTTTTTCTACTAATTTGTCTTTGAAGAGAATTTATATCTTTAGATATAGTAGAAACAGAATCTTCTAAATATTTAAGAAGATCTTTTTTAGTTATATTTTTCTCAACTCCGTTCTGTAAAACAGTTATTAAGTCTCCTTTTGCGCTTGAATAAGCTTTAGGTAAATTTATTTTTTTTGCCATTTTTATATTTTTTATCAGTATGAAATATTAAGTTCGATAGCTATCTCTTCTAAAGCTTTATTATAGTTTAACATAACCTCAGAGGATAAAGATTGTCCTAACTTATACTCATTAACTCCTTTAGATAAAGAAGGTAAAGATGCCAAATATGTTGTGTAATCACCTGCGTTTATATTAGTACTGCATGATAATTTTTGACCATTAAAGTCTGAAGTTTGAGGGAAGTTTAAAGTAAATGTTGTAGGACTTGAATTAGAAAAACTAAATGAAAAGTCCCCTCTATTAATACCCTGCTCATCTATATAAGAAGCAAGTGGATTTACATTTGTTTTGAATAAGTCATAAGTATAATATATATCTGGATCTGGTGTGATACCCACATTATAATTAATAATACTTATTATGGGTATGTATCGTCCGTAAGAATTTTCTATTCCCATTGTTATATCTCTAGTTGTATCAGCTTCAACATAGCTAGGTATATTTAAAATTATACTAGAAGGAGCAGAAGCTTGCATAACTATAGGGGCTGTAAGCCTACTTGATATAAATGAAATCCAAGCAGACATTAAATTAAATTTTCTAACTTGATTTGCTGTAGCAGTACCATTAGCTAATTTATCTGAAATATTAATCCCATAAGAGTCTAACTCTGCGTTAGCTTTTGTATACCTATCTTGTAATTGTTGTATCGTAATTGCCATAGTAGAATTAATTGTCGGTAAATATAGGTAAATTAATAATTTTATTTATAACTTTGCTCATTTTTTTGGCTAAAGATTCTTTATCTGTAAGAGCTACATTAAAGTTTGAACCTCTAAGAATCTCGTTTCTATAATATAGTTTTTGGTTTGTATTGTCAGGAGTGTTGTAACTGTACTTAGTAAATACATTACTACAGTCATTGAATTCTATAGCCCATTCTGCACCATTGTAAACAGATCCGTCTTCAAAATACAAATATCCCTCAAAAGAATTAGGGAATGGATTAGATATAGTGTTATTACAATTTCTTGAAATAGCAGTGCTAATAGGATTTCCAGTTCTAAAAGATATTGAATTACGAACACTAATTAAATTTAGGTCTAACACCTCTTCAGAATACCCAACACCAACCACGCTACTTAGCTGTGTGCTAGAATAAACAGGTAAATTAAGAACATTTATAATAACTCCATTTTGCTGTTCTACATCTGCGTACTCAGATGCAAGATCTCCTCCAATAATATAAAAAGTAGTTGGAGTTTCCCCTCCTTCCGAACAACCTGTACCTGCTTGATATGCAGCTAGATTAGAAATAAATTCATCACTTTCTATAAATCCACCCTCAAAAACAAGCTCACTAGTACAACCATAAGCACTTGCTGTTTGTATTTGACCTACAGAACATGCTTTAAATTTAGCAATTAAATCACTATCATTAGCTTCTCCTAAAGACGGTGCATATAAAAAACATCCTCCTGTACCATCAGGTAGTATAGGATTCTCAACACAATTGTATTGCAGTCCAGCTGCTGAAGAGTTAAACGAACCCTCAAGAATAAAGTCTCTAATAATTTGTTTAATTCTATGTTCAGGATTATTAGAAATTTCTTCACCCATAGTATCAATATTATCAGTAATATCATTTGAAGGAAAAGAGTTTCCTAACGTAGTTGAAATGTTAAATCCTGACTGAAGCCAATCATTAGATTCTAAAAGTGAATTATCGCCGTATACTATATGATTTAATAATTTAACTTTAGATTGAATATCTTCAGAAGAAGTGTCTGCTGCGTTTGTTCTTATAAAATCTAAAAATGGTAAAGACACTTGTTCAGGATCACTAGTGTAATTACTAATATCTTTTGTACTACGATCTCTAATAAAAGTAATATCAGGATTATAATTACAAACTTCAGGAGAACTCTCAGTGTCCAGTTCATCTGAAGGAACACAAACAAGTCTTATAATAGAATTTCTAGGTATACTTGTAAATTGACATTCCTCGTAATTCTCCTCATTAAGTTCAGTTGTAAATCCATCGACAGCTTCAATAAGAGCAGTTTCGTTATAAGTTACTGCGTAAGCATTAACTGTGTTTACTAAATCTAAATTATACCCTGCACCATAATCTCCTGTTGCTTCAGGATTAGTACAGATAGTAGTGTAACATGATCCGTCATCTGTATTAATTTCATTTCCATCGTCATCTACAATAGCATAATTATCAGACCAAGATTGCATACATCCATATACCCTGTCTACACATGTACCATTATTATAAGTGGCATTAGGATCATAATTAAATGCATCGGGATCATTACATCCTCCAACATTATACTCAAGATCAAAATCAGTAGTAAAATGATCTGCTATAAGTATATATAATTCTTCAAATTGAGATATTACAGTATTAACATTTCTTGATACTGCTCGAGAGCTTGCGCCCGCCTCCCCTTCGTATAAGCTTAAATCAAGCTGAAAATCTCTAACAGGCCTTCCTCTTGCAGGACTAGCAGGGGGCGAAGAAGCTGCATAGGCAGGAATATCAAATAAATCTATTCTTTTAAGAGTATCGTCTATGTGGCATATATATTTTGACCACGATGCTCTCAAAAAAGCTTTATTATCTGCGTCCCATCCTGAAGTAGTATTTAAAGATATTAGTTCTGCTCTAGAAGGAACACGCCAATCATCATATCCATTCTGCGTAAGTGCACCTATCATATTACTCATTGTAAGTAGAGGCTCTGTAGTTCTGCCTCGTATATCAGGGTAATAAACATAATTCTCAGTAGGAACTACTGTGCTTCCTTCGGGTACTCTATTAGAAGTTTCTAAAAGATTTGCATAAGTTTCACCCTCACTTAAAGGAACCCAATCTCCTTCTGTATTACCTTTAGTACCCCACAAAGCTACCACCCCTGAGCCATCCGCATTAATCTCTATTACCATACCACCTTCAGTAATTATATCTCCTACTTGAGGTAAAGTAAGTAATGCTGCTACTTCCTCTTCTTCTTCTTCTATTACCTCCTCGATATACTCCTGATGCTCTGTATGTACTACAAAATAATTATTAACTAAATCTACGTTTGTATCATTAAAATAATAGTTTGCAGCTCTTACTCTAGCTGTCGGCATATATACAGTTTTAGTATTTAAAGCTGTATTATTATTACTTTTCCTATAATGTAAAACTTGATTAAAATTAAAATGATTATACTCGCCATATAAATCTGAAAAATACCCATTATCAGGAACAGGTTCTCTAGTATAATCTAAAACATCTGCAGTTAAAGGAAAACCGTTTTCAAAAGTTTCAGACACCGTAACAGGGTCAGCACTTAAACTTAAAACTTTAGATCTATACTGGTATAAAGGATTATCTTCCCCTCCCACATCATACCTAGATCTAATATTATCATCTGTAGTAGTAGCAGAGGGGCCTCTATGGCCCAATCTTAAATCTGTATCAAAAGCATTACCAGTATTTAATAAATTAAATTCTGATGGAATGGTTAAAATATATTCATTTTCTTCATTTGAAAATTCTGTAAATTTTTGTTTATCTAACTCTATAGCTTTAGGTAAAACAGAGCCCCACCCAAAACCGCAGTAGCCATTAAAAATAGGTAAGTTTAAAACAGTAGATTCAGAGTCTGAATATCTATATAATGCAATATCTGTAATATTACCTATAGTGTATAAAGCAGAGTTATCATAACCATCTTTATATCTATTAGTAGTATTAGAAAGCCATAAGCCATAGTTAAAATCTATTTTATCTGTGTAATCATCTGGGTCTACAGAAGTATTTGATCTAGAATTTAAACCAGTGTTTACTTCAGATATTGAAGAAGTAAAAGAATCTATTTGAGTATCTGCAAAAGTATTATGCATTACTGCGTGTGCTGCCCACGCATAAGAACCTCCTCCTATAATTTTAAACTCGTAGGAATTATCTATAGCGTGATAAACTTGTGTTTGATGTAAACAAGGACAATAGTCTTCGTGCATAAGATCTTCTACTGGAGTATTATTAGGGTACTCAGTGTAGTTAGAATTCCAAGCATTAAAGTTATGCATCCAATAAGGATCATATTTGTTGTCATCATCTATGTCACAAAAAGGTATGTGTGTTGTTACATCAGGACCTTTTCTAGTACCGTCGTCATTAGCAGGATTTACAACTAATTGTTTAGCTATAGAATCATCTTCTAGTGCGTCATGTACTTTATGCAGTGGGCAAATAAGAGACAAATTATTTATATTTACACCCGACTGTATGAGTGCACCATCATCACTTATTAAAACATACGACCCTTGAGTACCAATTTCATTTGCAGATAGTGTAGTATCTGTAGATACCCAAAAACTAAATACAGTAGAATTTAAACCCATAATGCTTGAAGCTAAAGCTTCATACTCAGGGTAGATTATATTTAAAATATCAGTTAAACTTTCTTCTTCAGGGTATAGGTCTGGTAAACTGTCTACAAATTTTTGGAGAGAGTCTACAGTAAATAAACTCCAACCTTCAGGTAAATTAGAAGGATTATCATTGTAATCTGAGAACTGAGAGTATCTAATAATAGTGTCCCCTCCAGGAATGTCAGTAGGTCTAAAGTAATGAATATCTTTTTGTTCCTCTATTTTAAATACAAACCCATTAGAATCATCTCCTGAGTTAAGTGTGGGTGGGTTTTTTAATATATAGGATCCTCCCCAAAAAGAACTTATACCAAAAATAACATCCTCTAAAGTTAATCTAAGAGATGTTGTGCTTAAATTATAGTCTTCTGATCTATTTATTTCAGGATTAGAAACTCCAAACTCCCCATTTATAAAAGTTGTTCTACTATTAAAATTATTTGTTATATTAGGAATAAAAGTATTATACAAATATTCTATATAACCTTTTTCGTCGTCACTTATATCTAAAAAATTTCCTACATTAAATTCATTTACTTCGTTAAGACTATTTGAATATTCAGCAACTCTTTCTTCTAAAGTTTCTATATAATCTTCATAATCTGAGTCACTAGTTATTCCTGGAATAGCAGCACTTTGGTAGTCTTGCAACACTGCAGCATTAAGATCTTGGACAGCTTTGTCATACAATCTTTTTCTCTTAATATATAAAGGATCTTTTACAGAGTAGTTAAAAGGAACTTTAAAATCTTCTTTTAACATAAAAGAATTATAAGAAGATTCTCCTGGAGGAATGTTACCGCTAATAGTATTTAGTCCTGGAAAACTTTGATAAGCTCCTACATTTTTTAAACTCCCGTCTTCATTTAAATACGAATCCGCATCAAGGTAACTTCCACAAACTGTAGGCATAGTCCAACTATGTACACTACCTAGTGTGTGATTAAATTCATGAAATAATGTTTGGGGCAAAATATCCTGATTAAAATCAAGACCTAGATTAACAATTGCATTAGAGTAAGGGGTAGTTGTCCCGTAAGCACTAAAAGCACTTTTATATCTACTAGTATTTATAGAAAAAGTATAATCTGAAAAAATAAGATCGCGAGCCCCTCCTGTTGTTGTCTTGTTAGGTCTAAAGTTTTGAATAATTCCCCAGTCCACACCCTCAGTACCTGTGGTAGATGGGGCACCAAAACCACCATCTGCTGCCGAACCAAAGTTAATATTAAAACTTTGTATATTAACTTCATTAGTATTACTATTAAGTATTTGTTGTACTGTATTTAATTTAGCAAAAAATGTAGAATCTAATATTTTAGAATCCCAAAATAAAGCGCCAGGCAACTCACTAGCAAAATACATATACTCTTGATCTAAAAGGGCTCTAGTATCTGAAAATAATAAACCAGTATTGTCTATAGTATTTAATAAGTTTAGAAAATTAACTTTACATCCAGTATTTTCTTTATAGAACCCCTCTATAATATATTCTGTTTTTAATCTTTCAGGAAAGAAAAATTGTATATTAGGATACAGTTCTCTTAAATCTTTGTGAGGCACAAGCTCCTCTTCATATCCTCCAGAGTCTGTATTATAGGTAGCAATATTAGTAGGATAGCTAATATCTTTAATTGCTCTAAGATAATGTCTAGTATATGAAACAGCACCTCCCACACCAGTATTTAGCTGATGGGATGGAGGGTCTTCGTCTTCTCCAGGAAGTCTATGTCCTATAACTGATTGTAGTTCTACGTCTAAATCGTTGGTTGCATCATACTCTCCTCTAAAAGCTCTATTTAAAGCTTCAAAAATAGAGGCAACTTTTGCATACTTTTGTTGTCTAGTAACATCAATAACAAATCCATAATTATCATTGTACTCATGAAAATGAATAATAACTGGAACGTATACTGTATCACAACTACCGTCTGCACAATTCTCTGGCAAATCTCTAAAATTTTTAGAAATACTTTTAAGTGCAAGCCTAATCATTGATTCTGTAGAATCGTTTCCATCATTAATTGACACAAGGTATTCATTACCGCAGTCTAGATTTACAGCATTTTTATTTGCAGAACCAAGACCCTCAGAAATTTTTTTACTTATTTGTGTATAAGGAACTTTTGCCATTAGGTAGTTTTATTAAGTAAGTTTTTTATACCTTGAATTTTTTTAGAAAATGTTAAAGCTACTTCAGCCTTAGCAGTATTAATACCCATTATATTAGAATAAGCTAGTGAAGAATTTGTAACTCTTTGAATATTTGTATCTATTACTTGGTCACATAACTCAGCACTTGCAACAGGGTAACCACCATAAGTTTCAAAGCTAGTATTTAAAAGTCTTATTAATACTCCAGGAGTAGTTATTGATGTAACAGTATCTATATATTGCATTCCTAAGTTTGCCCTAATACGTAGTATTTGGGAAGGTTGAAAATTATAGTCTGTACCCCCTACAAAAAAATTCATTATATTTTTATGTAAAGATTCAATAGTACTGTCATCACAAACAATATCAGAGTCTCCAGAAAAAAGAGGATTTTGAATTTTGTTAACAGTGACTAACTCATCACAACTTGCACAATAATCTGCAGAATCATAATCTGTATATATACAATTAATATTGCAAGCATTTGCAGAGTACCCGTTGTCTGTTGATGTTTGTACCTCAATAGGGTTAAAAGTATTTGACGGAGCTAAACCTAATAAATTACCTAACCCATGCAATAAAACTTTAGCCTTATGATCTGTTGTACCATAGTATTGATATTTATTTGCATATAACTCCGCACTAAAGTCATTAATAGAATTAAAAACATGTAGTTGTGCAGCAGTATTACTAGTGTATTGATAACCATATTCTAAAGAAGATCCCAAACAATAAAAAGGAAGAGTAATATTTAAAGTTGCTTTACTATTGTTATCAAACATATAAGGATTGCAAGAATTTAATAAAAGGTCAGTGTTTTGTGAAAAATCATTTATCAAAAAAACATTTATTACCTCTTTATTATCCCAACTATAGGTATCATGTAAATTATTTATAGGGTATCCTAGAGTAGTTATATTATTAGTAGGGTCACTATTAGTAGTAGTAAAAACTGTACTGCTAATACTAATTCCATTATCAGGGTAAGATTTATTTGAACTTAATAAATCACTTGCATCTATTATATTAATACCTGGAATTGCTAAATTGTTTCCATTAGCATCTTTTGTTACTGCATTAAAGCTAACTCCTACCTGAGAAAAAACTTCATTTATGTCTTGTAATAATTTAGTTACATTAAATGTTATATTATTTTGATCATTGGAAATTATTGATGGATGATCTACTACTAAATGAAATATTATAGGAAAAGTTACTTGATTAGAATTATAATTACTAGGAGCTCCTGATAAAAAATTAGAAATAGTATTTTGAATACTTGTTTCATAAGCATTTAAATCTACTCCTATAAAATTAGCACTAGCCAGTTGTGTCCCAAAAGTACTAATATCTTTTGAGTACACATTTCTACGGTCTAAACCATCAATTAGAGCCATACTAATCTATATTTTTTATAGTTTCTAATAAACTTTTGGCTAATAATGCTTTATCAATATCAAAGTCATTACAATCTTCGCATCCTAAATTAATTTTACTAATCATTCTATCTACAATTTTTTTAGAGTTGCAAATATTTTTATATGTAAGACTAGAGTTACTACTGTAATTAGTTGAGCTACTTGTTATTGTAACAATTACTTCATATAAACAATCTTCTACAACTTCTTGCATAGAATTATAACTATCTGGAATACTTATAGTGTTACTATTAGCAACAGCTGTTGATATGTCATAAGAAGGTATAGAGATTTTAAAAGATCTAAAAGTATCTTCTGTAGGGTAAATAACATCGTTTGCAAAATTATCAATGCTTATAGGAGTTGTATATTGCTCCCCCTCTATAAAATTATACACAACTAAATTTAAAGATAAATTATATACAGATCTATCTCCATTTATATTAAAACCTCCCCACCCGCCTGGGTTACTTGTTTCATTGTAAAGACCTGTTACATCTTCAATGACTAAATTTTTACAATCATCTGTAGTTTGTACACTAAGTTTTAAATCTAGAGCCATGGGTAGAAATTAAAAAAGGACAGACAGAATAGCTGCCTGCCCTTTAATTATTATAAATAAGTTAACTATTAAGACGAGAAAATATTAGCGCCATCTGTAAATCCTAATACTTTGTCTATTTCAGTACCTGTAAGACTTACTTCTTGAGCTAAAATTATTTGACATCGTCCTGCCCCTGCTCCCGCAACCGCATACTTAGGATCCTCTAATGGAGTATCAATAACAGCTACATCGTATTCAGCTGTACTCACTGCATTAAGAGCAACTAAGTGGTTATTGCTAGGAATACCTTGACGATAAGGAGCTCCTGCTGAACCTATACCAAACCATTCTAGTTCTGCAATTTCTTCACCTGCTCCAGAACCATGAACTGCACCAGTAACAACGTTTGTTGCTGTTGAAGCAAATCCGTCGATTGTTACATCAAACAATACCATAGTGTAAGCGTGAAGACCTAAACTCCAGTCTTGAGCTTTACCAAGAATAGTTAAACCATCAGTACCATCTAAAGCTGCTACAACTTTATCTTTACAACTCTCTTGAAGATTAATTTTATCTCTAAATTTAGTCATAACTTCTCCAGCTGTAACTGTATCACCAGTTGTATACTCGAAGAAGTATTGATCAGATTGATTAGAGAATAACTCTGTATTATGTTTAAAGTTAAGTCTCAAAGTGTAACGAGTATTTGGAGTATCGTCACACAAATCTAAAGTAGTTGTTTGCTCTGTTCTTGCCCCAAAAGCTAAACCTTTTACATTTGCTGCTTTAAATTCAAATGTAGGAGATTTACGAACATTACCGTCCGCATCTTTCATAGCTACATAAACTCTTGTGCCATCTACAATTGCTGCCGTTCCGTTGCCGATAGAACTACCATCAGCATTTAATATACAAATTTGATTTGTTACTGAATCTGCCAAAGTTTCGCTGTGGTCTAGATCTACAGTACCAACAAATACGTGTAATGAATTATCTGTTTTATATGCACCCATTTTATTCTATTTTTAAAAATTAATTATTGTTGTTATTAAACTCGTGCATCAGCTACGGCTGGTCCTGTACCCATATATTTAATATAAGTAAGAATCTTCCCTGATATACGAGTTGCTGTACCATTGCCCGTACCTTTATTGATCCAAGCTAAAGTTGTTGAAGTACCTGTTGAACCAATATGGTGAACAATATCGTTCGCATATACTGGTGCCCCAAGCGCTCCAAGAGCTCCTGCAGTACTAGATTTAAAATCTAGCCCATCAATAATAGTTAAGACTGCTGTTACTGCTTCATCTGCTGTGTCTGTATGCGCAGTAGTTGCTGATACTAAATCAATAGTATTAGTTACATCTCGCCCAGCCACTTCTGTTACTATTGTAGATGCTGCTAATATCATTGAATCTGTTGGTATTGTAACTGCTGTTTTAATTAAACCATTATCAGTGGCTGTTGATGTAGTTCCACCAAAGTCAGTTTCAAATACTAATTCATAAATACCAGCGCCATTTGCAGCAACTGCTATACCGTTACATACAGCAGCTACACTATCTGCAGATGCTGCTCCACCTATTTGTGTTACAGAACCATTTAGTGTCAAATCACTAGCAACAGATTGAGCGCTCGCATCAGTTTGGCTGACGTGATCTCCTATCAGGGTATTAAAATCCTGAGCTCGAACGGGAGTATTGCCAACCGCACCTCTTACATTTTTAAGAGGTCCTACGTTAGCGTTCGTTATTTTTGCTGTTCTTGCCATTTTATTTATTCTATTTCGTTAAGTTCTATTTTACTTGATTGGTATCTTGGACTCTCTATGCTTTCTAGAGCCTCCAAAACAGCCATCCTTACAATTTCTCTGTGTGTATGATTAGGTAGTATACAACTACTGTCGTCAGTAATATCAGAAAGATTCTTAATATATCTTAAATAATATTTATTAACCCCTAACGATGAACCAGAAATTCCACTATTAGAAAGTATTTCAAAATAATTATAAGATGTAGTACTACCTGTCTCTACTAAATCTGTGTCAGGATCATCTTCAATAGTATTAGTTATTGATCCAAATCCTAATCTATAAACCTTTCCAGATGAAAGATTATTAAAAGGATCATCTACTATTTTATTATAACGATCATGAGTTAGAGGTGTAACAGAAACTCTTGTATTATTATTAAGGACAACTTCTTCATTTATTGCATGCCTATAATCCTCAGGAAGTTTTACAAGCTTACCCGTAGGCTTTGTAAAATCAGAAGATATAAAACTACTAGTATCAAAAGTAACAGAATGAATTAAAGTACGTAGATCATCTCTACGTTTTTGATCTTCTTCAAATCCGCTACGTCTAATATTATTACCGTACATTCTTTTAGATACAAACTTGTCTTGGGCTATACTTAATAACCTATTAATTTCCGTATTTAAAAACAAAGGTGCTCCCCCTGAATCTATTTTATCTAATAGAAATTTAAACTCTGTCTGCATTTCAGATGTACTCATATTATTTTGCTATAGACATTTTACCTTTCAAATCTAAATACACTTCCTGATTATCAGGATTTTGTAAGTATTCAATCGTTTGCTCAAGCGTAAATCCTACAGTATCTCCACCAGGAAGTTGATATTTAGTACCACTTTTTACAAGAACTCTTGATGATAAACAATCATCAATAAATGCTCTCATTTTAAATGTTGGGTCCTCTACAGTATTTAAAAATTCTTGTGGATTATCTGTTACAATTTTATCCAGTTGTGATTCAACAAAGTCTACAGACGAATCGTCTCCAGCTCGTTTACCAATAACTTTAAGAACATCTTTCATTTCTGTAGTATTCATTGCACTAAATACTTTGTAAGCCTTACGTTTAAGTTTAGATTTCTTATTTTCTACTTTAGCTTCCTGCTCAACAGAAGTCATTACATACTCTGCAAATGGGGAATCAAATCTTTCCATTTCAGAATTTGCAACTCTTTGATGAGCTGATAATATAAAGTAGATAAGTTCATCCTTTGGGTTTTTTAAATCTAATTGTTTACCTTCTTTAGGTACATCTATGTAGAATTTATTCCAATAATCTGTATTGTATCTAGATAGTGTTCCTGAAGACATGTTCATTTTAGACTCAAGTCGACGTTCGTCTTCTTCAGTTAACCCAGTATTCAAAACTCCTGTGCCACGCTGAGATTGAACTGTCAATCTCTCAAAACATTTAGAATAACGGATGCTCCCGTCGTGATCGTCGGGGAGCCATCCATGCTTCTTTATAGGTTTTAACGTAACTTTACTTTTAGAAACACTTTCTTCCTTCATCACCATAGTAGAAGTATTAACTTCATTTGTGGTAGCTTTTCTTGCTTTTGCCATCTTCTTTTGTGTTTATAATTAATTTAATTTTTATTAGATAGTAGAATTGTAAATCAATTCTGCACAAGACATTGGGTTTGCAATAAGCACACCTTGTTGAGCTTGAGCGAATAATTGATAACCATCTACCGCTGATGCAGATCCTTTAGAAAACGCAGTGTTTGGACCAAGTGGAGAAGTAGAACCAGCTACGTGCCACATTAATTCTTTACGTCCTTTAGGATATACTCTACGAATATTCTTTTCTCCACCTGAAGTACCCATGTTTAGGATAGTGTATCGGTAAGATTCAGTATAACCACCTTTAGGGTGTGCAATACGGTTACGAACTTCGTTGTCATACATTGGTAAGTGAACTAAAGTAAATCGGATACCTTGTGGTCCCATAAACTCTCTGTACTGACCTTGGAAAGATAAGTTTTGTCCTGCTCCACCAATTCTCTTAGAGTCTAATGGTTGGAATCTAGCAGCGTGGTTTTCAAGAGCTCTATGGAATTGTACCATACCTCTTTCACCTGTAAACGCTACAAAGTGACGTTGATCTTCTGGAAGTATATTAATAGATAAGTTTAATAATACATCTTCTAAGAAGTCGATTGTAAACTCATTATAATTGAATTTGTAAGAAGGTGATATTTGCTCACGGATACCTGCACCTTCAATGATTGGAGTACCTGAGTCACCCATCATGTTGTAAGTTCCATTTGCTTGTTTGTTAGATTTAGAGAAGAATAACATTCTTTCTTTTTCTTTCATCCACTGACACATGAACTCATACTCTGCATACTGAGTCCAGATCTTAGTAGTCTTGTTAGACTTAGGATCCATCATCTCAATAACTAAAGGACGTTGGTGCATGTTTCCAGGAATAGTATAAGTCTTAGATAAGAAAGACATTGCATTACGCATTTTGAACGGAGAAGTATAGCTTGTTTCACCATAAGTTCTGTTCAATGTTCTTTCTTGTGGAGAATACTCCTTACTTACTCTAGCCCCTGCAGCCAATAAAGAATCTGCAACAGCAGAACTAGAAAATACCATTGTTTGACATGGGTACACATAATTTGTACCTTGAGCATAAGGCTCTTCCATAACACGTAAAGCTGTTTCACCGTCATCTAAAACAAGTTTGTCAGTTTTAGCAAAGTATCGTTCTCCTAATACTAAAAGGATAGTTGCCCCATTAGCACCTTGAGAGGTAATACTTGTCATAATAGGTAGAGCTCTTTCGTCGTCCCCTTTTAGGTACCACTCAAAATCATTATCATCTGGAAGCTCTTGATCTCCTCCACCGATTGATAAAAAATAATCTAAACCAGCGTATTGATTTAGGCCAAAAACTCTACTAATAATATTTGATACTAAAGTTGGTTCTTGTGCAAATACACTCCCTAAGTGGTTCTCAGTTGTAAGACCAGACCAGCTTTTCGGAGAGTACAATTGTAATGAACTAATTGCGTTTGTTGCCATTTTTAATTTAATTTAATTATTACTTGTTGTTGTTTATAAATAAGTAGCTCCTATCGCAGAGATTTTCTCATAGTGCCAAAATCAACATTATTCGAAGTACCTCTACTTGGTCTGGAACCAGTTTTCTTCGTACTCTTTATCGCGTCTGCCAACTTCCGTGTTGATTTAGTTGTTGACTGACGTTCAAACGCTGAAAAATCCCACTTAAGGACTGTCGCTAAATATGCTATTTTTAAATCAAACTCTGGATCTTTTTTCCTCATTCTCATGATTTCATTTTCTCCATTCCTGTCTAATTTAGTTATACCGTTATACAGTACATTTTTATCTTTTGGGTTTAAATTAAACCCAGGAAGAATTTCGTCTTTCTTGTCTATATGAGTTTTTAAATCTCCTAGCCAAGCTTTATGCGATTCCACTCTTTGCTTTTGTTCTTCTTTTTGCTTTACTATCAATTGTTCTTTTTGTTGTTTTTGAACATCCTGTAAAGTACTTAAAGCTTCTTCAGCTTCATCTAAAAGAACTCCTGCATCTTCGTACCTCGCAACTTTTCTTTCAATTTGTGTTTGAGAAAAACCATTTACACTTAGTAAATCTCGAACTAATTTTTTCTGTAAGGATTGGCTATCAGACAACTTATCTTTATCTATAGAGTCATATGTTTTTTGTTGTACATCTGATTGTAATAAATCGTACATGTTAACTCCATCCTCATGGTTTTCTAATAAATATTTAATTTCTTCAGGCATAGATTCTTTGTATTCTAATACTTTTGAATCTATAGTGTCTTGCACTTTATTTAATAACCATTCTTCAGAGTCTTCAAACTCATCATCCTTAAAATCTATTAAACCATTTTCTCGTTGAACTTCTGCAAATACTTTAAGGATAGGCTCTGACTGAGGCTCTTCCTCAGTTTTGCTTTCCTCAGACACTTCTGGAACTTCTTCCTCTGCATCTTCTTTAGTATCCTCTGCTTTAGGTTCATCGGGTTGATCTTCTTTTTTTTCTTCTTTGGGTGCTACCTCAGGCAGTTCGTCAACTTCTTGAATTTTTAATCCTGCTTCTGGGTTAAAAATACTAGGCTCTTCTTCTACTTTAGTTTCTCCACTAACAGCCTCTTGCTGTTTCTCTTCTTCTTTTGGATTAGTGGTTAGACTATCTAACACACTTAAATCCAATCCTTCTAAAATGTTATCTTCTATTGCCATAGAGTTTTGTTTATTAAGTGACAAAAATAATTAATTTAAGTTAGTATACAACACCTTGTCACTACAGTGTAGCTAAAATTATTTTTATTTTATAGCTAAAATATAATTTTAAATATTATATTTTATTACATAAAATTATCTTTTTGCTTTTTTTGAGTTTCTTCTTCTATTCTCTGACGATTTAATTTAATACCGTCATATATAGTTTCTGCAGAAGCTTTTTTATTAATCATAAAATCTAAAGCATCAGCAACCTTATCTTCCAAAAAACTATTAACTATTTCGTTTGGTGTCGGCATCTTTACTTTTTATGTTTAACTCTCTTTGTTTTAAAGCTGTACCCACTTGAAGTTTTTCTCTCTCAAGCTGAAGTTTTGCTAAATCTATGTCGTCGCGAATTTGGTTATTGTTAAGATCTCTATCCATATTCTTAGACTGGGCAGACATTCTAGCTACTTCAATTTTTGTATTATTGTCTTCACTATTACGAGCATCTTCTCTATTTTCTTTTTCTAACTCGAACTGCATTTGCTGTTGTTGCTGTTGTTGCTGCATTTGCATTTGTTGTTCTTGCATTTGGGCTTGCTGCTGTTTATTTTCTTGTTCAGCTTGTTTAAGTTTAATTCTTGTATCCGATAAAGAATTTGAGTTATAAATACCAATAACATCTGATAAAGATATTTTATCATTTTGTAGAGCTGCATGAGTAAGTTGTTTTAATGCGTCAAGTGCCATTGTATCTCTAGCAGAATTAGAAACAAATAAACCGTATTCTGAATTAGCAATCTGGTCTCCCTGCATAGAGAATACTACATTAGCTAGTTCATCTGTCATATACTGGAATCTTTTTGTCTTACCTTTATATAAATCTTTAGATACATTTAATAAAGTTTCCATAACTCTAATTTTAGTTTCGTTATGGATTTCAAATAATTTTTCAGTGATATGAGATGATTGTACTACAGCTCTTTGAGTGTTACCTACTAGTTCAGAATTTGATATAGCTCCCATTCTTTGAGGAGTTACTCCTGATAAAGTATGTATTTTTTGTTCTACAAAATCTAATAACTGTACATGTTGCTGAATAAAATTACCAGTTTCCATATCCATCACTTTGTTTTGTGTAGATATATTACCTGCAAGTTTACCAGTTGATTGTCCTTTTTTACCTTCGTTAAATGAGTCTACAAAACCAAACTTCATTGATTGTGCATAGTACATCCACTTCTCTACCTCCCATCCATCAGGAATTAAAGATAAATCTATTAGTGCTATTTTACCTTGGTTTGCAGCAATAGACAATTCAAGTCTATACCACATTGTTATATACAGATATATCCAAGGAACTAGTCTGTCCATTAAAGAAACAGATTGTGAGTTATTTGAATTATAAATTGTTCCTACATAACCAGAACTACAAATAGAAAGATTATCCATATGTCTAAACTGATTAGGTCTAGGTCGTATATGTATGTAAATATCTTCTCCTAATTTAGTTCCTTCCCAATACTCACTTACCCAAATATGTTCTATTTCTTCTCCTGCATCAATATCTACTTTATATCCTTCAGACACAATAGTTTCTTGAGGCATGCCTAATTCATCAACATAAGTTAGTTTACCTAACTTACGCATAGATTTCCAAACTACTTTTGTAACCCGAATGTTTCCATCTTGATCATAGTAATTAAATACATTACTATCATCACCTTCTCTATTTTCGACATATAGTTTTTGCTCACTTGGGTAATTTAATAAACTATTACTTTCCATAGAACTTCTATTTCCATGTTCTCTTTCTAGTTTATCTATTTGTGTGGCACTTAAATCTTCATAGTAGTTATCTATAATAGTATTTACAGACATCCATGTATCTTCTACAATAATATCTGCGTGATCTACTAAATCTGAATTGTGAGGTAATAAACAATAAAATTCTAAAGGATTAACATTTCTTACAACAGGCTCATTAGAAACTTCTTCTATACAGTAAATTTCTTCCCCTGCAATAAGAGCATCTTCCCACCCCCTATTAAATTTAGTTTTTAATTTTTGTTGTTTTTCAAAATATGTAAGCAGCTTGTGAGCCACTGATTCATTCATATCTTGAAAATCATAGTCAAAATATTTTTGTATTCTTTTAAGTTCTTCAGGGATATTTTCCTGAGCCTCAGCCATAAGCTGTTGCATCTCCTCCTCATTAGAGGGTTTCTGTTGTTGCCCTTGCATAAAGGCATCCATAGATTTTTGCATTAGGCCTTGAAACACACCTACTACAGCTTTCTTTTTTTCTTCTTCTTTCTGGCCAATAGCTTCCTCATTGACAGATCTTACTACATAGCTAAATGCTCTCTTAGTTTCTTCTCCTAAAAGAAGATTAAAAATTGGAGACGCTACATCGTAATACTGCAAGGAAGCGGGAAGTTCTGCTACTCCACCTAGGCCTAACGGGTCTGTCACATACTCAAGATCTTTCTTGTCAAACTTACCGTTATAAAGATCGTAGTTTCGTTTTTTCTTAAAACGAGAACTACGTCTTGTATGATCATAAATACCTATTAAACCTAAAGCAGATTCTATGCATTCTTCTCCCCATTTCTGAGTCTTTTTTCTTCGGCTCAGTTTTTGTCTGGGAAAATCTATATGAGGCATAAATTAGTTTTAGTCTACTTCTAATATAAGGTATTCACAAAGAGGAGTACCTGCGGACCCTCTAACTTTTATTGTAGTGTTGTCTGCTGAAGGGTAAAACATAAACTCTCCTGGGCTTAATTTTGCAAATACTGCATCTCCATCATCTTTAAATATTAAATCTGCTGTAGAATCTAAATTTTTTGCGTAGATATAAGCTTTTTTACCACCACCAGTAGTACCAGATAAATTTTCTACAGTTAAAGGTAAATCAGCATCATTAGCTGTTTTTACCACTGTAAGTCCTTGACGATTATCACCATCAATAGTTAAAGCTTTAGTAACTGTTTTTGATATATTAACACTGTCAAATAAATCTGTACTTGAAATGTTAAATGTTGCGTTTAAAGTTGCCATATTATTGTATTTTTAAATTATTGCGCTTTCTCCATTAACATATACTCTACTGTAGGATTACCTGCAGCAGGTATTAAATCTACAGTTAATAGATCTGAAATAGGTATAAATAAAAATTCACCAGGCCCTAAAACTGCAAAAAAGTCATTTGCGCTTGAATCTGTACCAATAGCAGATCTTCGTCCAGATACCTCTACATAATCAGTTGCGGCTGTTGCTAAATTCTTCATATAAAGATACGCTCTGTCGTCTGTACCGTCTAATGCTTTTATGTGTATACTGTCTTCTACGCTTGACCCTGTTAAATACAGTTTTGCTACTACTTGCTGATCCCCTGCAGGAGACAATGCGTCTGTTTCTGTAAAACTTAAATTTTGCTTTGCAAATAAGTCTGTACTAGAAAGAGACAATGTTACATTTACTGTTGCCATATTATTAATTTTTTTAAATTCGCGAATTAAAAAACAAAAATAGAAATTTAATTACTACCAACAAATAATAATCTACAAAATTATATTTTTAGTTTTTTAGTTTATAGCTAAAAGATCTTTTTACGTCTAGAGAATAAAGATTTATTCCAGAAACCTTGATCATATATAGTAGTTACTTTGTTTTCTTTATCTACTTTTATCTTTCGCACTTCTTGTAAATGATAGCACACCATCATAAATGCCATAACCCTATCAAAGTTACCTGTATTATTATATGCTATTAACTCTTTAAGTAAAGGTATACTGCGTATCCTATGAAGATTTAATATTCCTTCTTCTTTTTCATACGTTTCAAGTAACCACATCTTAATTAATTCTTCTCCATAATCTTTAAGTGGTTTAGACATATGCATACCCTTACCTCTATTTACTCTACTATTCTGTACTACATCTTTTATTACCTCTGGTTGATCTAGTAAAATATGAGTTTGATTTTTAAACTCTAAATATTGATACATACCTTTACGTTCATTTTCATACAAACACTTTGCATTAAAAAAATGTAGCAATCTTCTAACTTTTTCATAGTATTGGTTAGCAGTGTCGGGCCTTCCTGTGTATTCTGCTACAATTCTATTTGTAAGTTTATTTAAAATAATAGTGGAGCCTAAAGATGATGTAGTAGAATCATCATGGTCATAAGGATCAGTTCCTGCAAGATACATACCATAAGGAATTTTTCCATCAGAATCTTCATAAGGCATTTCATATATTACCACGCATCCAGACAGCTGATCACTACTTCTAAGAGGGAAATCTACAATAGGGGATAGTTTTGCATTTGGTTTCCACTTAATTTTATTACTATCTGAGTCTACATAAAGATCTCCAACATAGTCGTGATTTCTTTCTCTGTTAGAAGCTTCAAGATCTGCAAGTCTAGCTAGTAAGTCTGCCACTGGAAATAAATTACCTGTACGAGTAAGAAATACTTCTGAGGGTACAAGTGGTCTATTTTGTAACTCTGCATCTAGAGCACTTCTAGAATTTTTACTTTTCTTTAGTTTTTCTCTAAACTTATCTAAGTATACTCTAGCTGGCTTCTCTAATGTATTACCATTACTATCTTTATACTGATTTAATCCTCTATACGCAGGTACAAAATACGATATTTTACCCTTGTCCTCCCACTCGTCGGTAAATGAGATCATATCATATACGTCAGGATTGTAAAACATATCTCTAGCATCTAGAGTACCTCCACCCTCCATATCACCACCCGTACCTAGATACATGCAGCTTCCAAACTTATATGCTCCATTTTTCATACATTCCACGGATGCTTCGTGCGAGGCCTTAAGATTATTAAACATACCAATCTCTTCCATTACCATTACAGCGGGACGAGTACCATTAGCAGCAAATGCATTATCTTTAAATGTACGATGTTTAATTTTAGACTTACTACCCATAACTTTCCAGGTACCGCCTAATTTTTTCTTATATTCTGCAATAACTTCTTTACCAGAATACCAACTTCCTGCATATTGCTTAGAAAAAGGAGAGGGAAAGAATTTATCTCCAATTTCTATGCCACCTGGTAAATTATCTAAACCAAATTGCGTCTTTTTTAATATGTCTCCTGAATATTTAGCATCACCTGCGCCTGCTACTATTTCTGTAGAAGGCGGGTTACCTACATACTCAGGATCGTAAGCTTTCATACCATCAAACACAAACTCATGCCCAATAACTCCACCAGCAACAGAATAAGATTTACCAAACCCACGACTACCCATCATCATAAAGTTTTTAGCTTCATTCTCCCATAATGGACATCCTAGATTCTTTTTATGCGTTCTACGCATATATTCTGAGGCAGGTACATAATTATCTTTTTCTATGCTATCTCTATTACAGGTAAATTCTGTATCATCTTTAAATCCAGAAAATCCTCTAGCTTCACACCAGTTATAAAAAAACTCCCATTCAAGATCCCTAAGGAAAGGCTTGCCAGGAGTTTTAGTTTTAGATGTAGCAGTTTTATTAAGAAGTATAGTCCAGAAGTTTACATAAAAATATAAATTACCTGGCATCCAAACACCTCCCACCCAATATCCTTCAATACAACGTTTTTTCTCCTCTCGCCAAAACAATAAATATTCTTCGCTAGCTGGATGAAACTGTGGTATCTCTTTGAGTAAAAATGCGGTTTTATTAATAATCATATTAATCCTTTCTCGGAAGCTGATTCTTCTGCTCCACCTTTTGTAGAGCCTTCGTTACTTTCTTTATCCACGAGTTTAAGAAGACGTTCATAATCCTCAAACAATTTAACATTTGTTTTAAGTAATCCTTCAATAGTATCTGCATTATCTTCATAAGTAAGTATATCTAGATATAAAGTTTTTTCGTCCATTTTTTTATTCCACACCATTAGCTGGCGTTTGGCTGGAGTAATTAAAGATCTTTCATAAAAAACAATAGCACCTTTATAACTATCCCAGTCAAACTTAGAATTTTTAAGAAAGTCTCTGCTTATCATATCTCTACGAGTTTGATACGATATATTAGAGAATTTAGAGTCGGGGTCCACTAAAAGAGCAATAGCCCACATTATCTGTGAGCTTTTGCTTTTGTTTTTGCTTTTATCTTGTTTTAAAATATTAGCAAACTCCTGGGGAACTTTTAGTTGTGGGTTTAACTTCCAGAAGTTAACATCTGTGTCAAATCCGTTTAGTATCATTTTACAATTCCTAGAACATCAAACATATTCATTTGGAAATACTCTACATTGTCTACCATAACCATAAACCCTTGGCCCTTTGGTATTACAGTGTCTCCAACTTTTACATTTTTAACATCTTGACTAACTGCTACAACTTTAGCATGACCGTCCTTTTTATCTTTCTCCTCTTTGATCATAGAATCTGATTTTAAGATTCCACTATCTGTTTCCTTCGCCACATTAGGCATTTCAACCACAATGTGGTTTCCTAAAGGTTCGTAATTAATCATAGTTACCATTTTTTAAGTGGACAGTGCGATTGCATTGACCTTGTTTTTGCTATTAGCGGACACCCGCATTTACTACATCTACTTCTAACATTAAATTCACAATCTCCACATATAGAAACTCTTGCTTTTGCAATTTTTTCTACATGCTCATTTTGAAACACCACATTCTTCCAACCATTAAATATCTCACTAACTTTAGATGCTGCAGATGTAACTCTGTCAACTGCTCCTGGTTTTACTGGCGGATTTGGTTTGGGTTTATTTTCTTTTGCCATCTTTATAATATTTAAATCTATTTTTTTTTACAGTGAACATTCCAAGATGTTTTAAACGTAGAGATTTAAAATCCCCAGAAGATATAGTTTCTTTTAAAAGTTTAAATTGAGATTTAATTATTAGATCAGCTTTAAACTCGCTTATCTTATACTTACCTGCTATTTCTTTTATTAATTTGTCCACGATATTTTATAAGTTACCTCTATGTTTTCCTTTACACCATTTAATATCAGATTACTTATTTTCTTGTCTTTAATCATTCCTTTTTTTCTAAGCATAGTAATATGATTATTAAAAGATGCTTCAGACATTCCGATAGAATTTCTTACCATCTTTCTTACTGCTGTAGAAAATAAAAGTTTATCTAAATTCTTTTTATCTTTATTGGAGTACCATATAGATAAAAAACTAGATAGCACTTCTATTTCTTTATCCTTAAGTTTTAATACAGGATTTAGAATTTGCAAGTAAGCTTTAAGTGCTTGTGGTATATTTGCTTGTATTGGTATAATCATGCAGCAAATATAATAAAATTAATTATAATCTAACATGTCTATAATTTCTTTGCGATAATCCACGCACTCAATAAGTCTGTAGCTTTCGTTTTTTTCATTAAACCAAACAATATAACATTTCTTTATTCTAAGATCTGTTTCATGCTCAATAATATATTTATATGTGGAGAGTTGTAAGGAGTATGTAGAATATTCACACTCGTCTAGGTGGGATATAGGAGCAAGCATTTTGTTTTTATACCTGCTAGTGTAGTTCATTTTTTTGTTAGTCTTCCAATCAAATATAACCAGACCTTCAAGAGTGTTTGAATAGTAGAGCTGGTCAACCATACCGCACAGCCCAAGAGAGCTAGAGCCAACGCACAGCTCAGAGCGAATAGGTGTAAGGTTATTTTTTGATTCTTCATAAAACTTTAAAAATTGTGATTCGATAGTATCATATGCATCCATATCTATATCGAAGTCATATATTGTATTAGGTAATATTTTATTATTAATGTAATTTTCAGCAAATGCGTGAAACTTACTCCCCTTGTTACATGCACGCAAACTAATAGAATCCCATTTATCTAAAATCTCTTGCCGAGTCTTACCTTCTTTGTTAGCAGTTTTGTCTGCCCAGAAATCTTTTAAAAAAGGTTTTTTAAATTTACCTATAAATGTAGTTACTGATGTAAGTGGTTTACCGTTTAATGTGTATGTGTGTCCTTCTTCTGTAAAAATTACATTATTGAACTTGTTTAGTTCTTGAAAAATATTAGTCTTCACGTCCTTCTTCTTTTGTGTGCTCGTAATTTGGTTCTTCATCTGTAGTAGAATCTACAATCCAAGAATCAAAAATATCGTTTCTTGATTCATCGTTTCTTTGTGCTTCTCTTTTCAAGTCTTCGTTGTTTGTAGGCATAATATACACATTTAATTGTTAAAAGAAAAGTGGCCAAAATAAAACCAAATTGAAACGCCACTAACTTTTCAATTGGGAGAGTCATTGCTGGTTCAACTCTCAAACATCAGATGAAGATTACTTATCTGTCCCAACAATCGTTTTACTTATTGAAGTGTCGGTTCGGTAACCCAGTTGGCAAACATAATAAAAAATTTTTTATAAAAAAAAGATCCCCCTAGAAAAAGGGGGATCAGAAACCAAAACAATCAATCGAAACTAATCAATCGAAAAACACAATGCGAATATACAATTTTATTTTTATAAAAAAAATGTCTTTGGAAATGAGGGTGTAGACCACTTATAATTCATCACCCCCTGTATATTTTGGCGGGAAACTCCCCCCATAATAAACTTAAAACTTACTACAATGGTTACAGTATTTTGGATTAAACAGGAAAAAGATGCGACAATTATCGGTGTTAATAGTTTTGCTAAACGCACTTTGTTAGGCAAAGAAACTATGGTGTCAGATAAATCTTCCACCACATTTCTTCGCACTGACAAAGTCCGTAACGACATCTCTGTCGGTCAACAAGTTGACGACATCGTGTCTATCACCGACGGCGTTCCTAAGTGGAAGAAGTAAAAGAATAGAGCACTTCGTGCTCTTTCTTTTTTGTTTGTGCCTGTTAGTACACGTTGTGTACACGTTGTGCGTGATCTGTTGTGTGTGATCTTTCGGTTACCTGTTCATATCCATACATATTCCCTTATAATCCACTAATACACTAATCCATTACATTATAAAATATAGCTAATTATGGAAATATACAATGATGATGGTACTAGAGATTGGTCAGTACTAACAGATTGGGAAGAACAAATACTTCTAGATATGGAAGATAGATACAATAAAGCTATGTATGGAGCTGATGATATTGTACTACCAGATACTGAAGATTAGTGCCGAAGAAAGTGCGTAACATAGCACGTTGAGTAACTGACGAGTTGCTATTATGTAGTCCTGTTGCACGCCAGGCAAATATTAAAAATAAGTACAACTTAATAAAAGCCGTGCAATGATGTTCTGTTAAAGAACTATATCGGTGAATGTTGTACTTATTTTCAATAAACATTGCAGCAAGCCTTAATATCCCCACGAAAGGGGTGGCTCTAGGCATGGAAGACAAACATAATATAAAACTTATATCACCTAAAGGGGTCGCGCGATAAGTTTTGTTGGTTTGTGGATACTGTAATGTTTTTATTTTACGCTGAGGAGCATCTCTAAAGGATAGTACGACTTAATGTGCTACAGAAACATTGATGCCAAGGCAACACCTAAGCAAGTGTGATAAACTGCTATTTTATAAAGCAGAGAGGTTGTCTAGACGGGTTAAACCAGAAGTCTGCAGATACTTCGCCTCTACAACAAGAAACTGCAAAGGTGAAAGTGCTAGGAATGACAATACTAGTTACTCAATCCTTAACACGTTATGCACAGTGTGTGTTCAAAAAAAGCCATAAAAGTTAGGTTGGCACCTAACATTAGAGTAGTGCATTGCTCTTAAATAAAGCATATGGTACAAGTGCAGGTTCGATTCCTGCATGCTTTACTATAATAAAAGAAGCACCGAAGATAGCTTACGCTTAGGTGTTATTCTTTTATTATTTATACAACAACAATCAATTAATTTAAACAACAAGTAAAATGGTTAAACCAGAAATTAGAATCGAAAAAGTAAGAAGTACAGCAAACAAGCAAGTAGTTCAACTTGAATTAAGAAAAGAACAAGCATCATCAGGTGATGGTAGTTTATTAAACATGAGTTTAGGCGGTCGTGCAAAAAGATATGTAGACTGGTTTCCAGTTGACATTAATTTTCTTGAAGCTTATGGTTATGACTTTGATGCTGTTACATTAGGCAGTATAGTAGAAAGTCCTAGACAAGAAATGACTCTTGATGGAGATAATCTATTCAATAATCATTTAACAAGAGTGAGTGATATAGAAATATCTACTCGCCCAGGCTCTTCATTTGAAGAAGAGTTTCCAATTGTAGATTTATTTATTACTGAATCTTTTGATGCATCATATGATGGACAAAAACCTAAAGTAAATCCATCAACTAAAGAAGTTATGTGTAAAGAGGGTAAACCTATTTACTGGAACTGTGAAACTAAAATATCTCAAGATGAAAGTTCATTCGATACCTTTATAAAGGGTGATGGATCTAAAGAAGGAGATGTAAAAGCTGACACACTTGTAAATATGATGTCTAACGAGTTAGCAGACTAAATTAGATTGTAGTAAGTCTAAGTTGAGTGAGAGTACTGGTGTAACAACCAGTGCTCTCTATTTATGAAATATAAACAAAAGAAAAAAAATGAATACAGTAACATTACTTATAGCAATAATAGCATCAGCACTATCAATTATTAATTTATTAATAACTATATCTGTACACAAAGATTTCGGTATGCTAGAAGATAGTCTAAGAGATTGTTCTACACGTACAAGAACAAATAGATTAGATCTTGATACTTTAGAAAATAA